CAGACGGTGGCCTGGCCTGCTACGGCGGTGATTGGTACGAATTTGATGACTATAGTAGTATCGGATGCTTTGTATGCAATACCAACTTTTAGGGAAAAGTTGGATAAATTTGCATTCTGGGCGCCGGATGTAGAGATTACTATACGGGTGAATGGAACTGGTTTACACTACGGACGCTTGGTAGCTTTTTGGATACCGCAGGCGAATAAATTGTCTCCTTCCTTCACCAATTGGAAGACGGCATTTACTCACAGGTGGGAACAGGTGGACGCGAACGCGAGTAATGATATAACTATTAAAATACCTTATACATATTACTCGGATTTGATTACTATCGGAAAGTTGGAAGACGATATAGCAACTTTGTATGTTAATGTTTCTGTCCCTTTAACTATGTTAACTAGTGCTGCAAGTAGTATTTATATTACTAGCTTTATTAGAGTGGTAGAACCAAACCTACGAGGTTACTCATATGGAAACGATTACGTAACACAGATGGGTATGTACGCTGATGTCGTGCGTGGAGCTGGGCAAGCAGTGAGTTCTGTGGCTAAGTCAATTGGCTTGCAGAATTTGTCTGTTAGTTCAGCAAAATACACGGGATTGGTGGCGAATGTTTTGGATTATCTTGGTTATTCAACACCTGTTTCAATAAGTACGACCAGCCCCATGCAGATAATGATGCCTCGTTTGAACAAGATTATTGATACACCAAATGCTACAAACTTGGCTATAGTACAGGATGCTGCGATTAAAGATGAGAATGAACGAATGTATTTTAATGAAAATGAGAATGACATTGCATACTTTTGTGGACGACCGTCTTTATTGTACACTGGTACATTAACTTCGACTAGATTGGCAGGGGATAACTTGTACGTAACTCGTTTACATCCATTGTATATGTTTTATTCAGATTATACCGGTCCAGCTGTAACACCGTTTGCTTTCTTGCCTATGAATTATATATGTAGAAATTTCAAATTTTGGAGAGGTGGAATGAAATTCACTATTTCTTTTATTAATAGTAACTTTCATAATGCTAGATTCAGAATATGGTACGAACCATATATTCCAGGGGTTCCTAACCCTTCAGAACAAGAGGCTGCGGATATGGAAAACATCGTGTTTGATTTGTCAGAACAGAGTGAAGTAACATTCACAATTCCTTACCAACAAACTACTGAATGGAGGACCATGGATGCGGCTTCAAACACATTTGCTTTAAATGGTTGGTTGGGACTACAGTTACTGAATCCACTAACAAGTGGTTATGTACCTGTTAACCCTATCTACTATCAAGTTTTTGTGTCTGCGTGCGCGGACTTCCAGGTGGCAACACCTACTCAGCAGTTGACTAGTCCAAGTTATTATATAGCTCAAAGTGGAATGGCAAGAATGGGGACTACGACAAAATTTGCGTGTAGTATGGATTGCTTGCGGAAAGCTGAACCTATTTGTTTAGGCAAACCGGTCGCTAAGATAGTAGGACGACAAGATCAAGTAAATATAGTTAGTTCTATATTATCTTTGGTTAAGTTGTCTGCGCTATTTAAAAGCACGACGGATAAGGCTTTCGAAATTAGTCCCTGGACAGCGTGGAATTTGCGTGTTGGTAATCCGACTTTAGGACCTACAATACTGGCGAGAATAGAAGCTGTATTTAGGTACAAAAAGGGAGGTTATCGCATGACGATTCTGCCATCTTCGGGGGGTATTGCTGCGAACAATTTGTATAGTATGAATTTTAACAAAAACACTAGTACTGATTTGTACACGACGATAGTGCCAGCAACCACTTTCTCTCGTGCGCCTTTGATGTCTGGTGGTTTTGCTTTACATACTGTACTAGCTAGTACACCATATGATGTAATAATCCCATTCAATAGTCCGTTTAAACTAGTTACCACTCAAACTGGGACTGTAACTACTTATACTAATAACTATCATAGTGTTTGTCTTGTAAATTTAGATGGTACAAACACTGAGCCGTTGAACATATTCCTCTCAGCGGCGGACGACTATAGGTTGTCTTTTCAATTAGGAATACCTTTGTGTAGTGCTGTGTGAGCACACAAAGTGAAAAAGAATGCACACCGCTGCTATTTGCGTTAAAAGATCTTAATTAATTTCAGAT